TATAGGAGAATATTTTTATAGAACTACAGGTGTTATTACTTCTATGAATATAAGTGTAGATGATAATTATCCTTGGGAAATTAAAATAAGACAACCTGAGCTAAGAAAAGAAAATAATGGTGATGTTAATGCTAGTGGAGACCAATTACAAATGGAAGTTCCACAAATATTAAAAATCCAAATGAGCTTTAAACCTATAATGGATAAATTACCACAAAGAGGTCTTAAAGAGCCAATTATAATTTCTGAAAAGGTAGCTAATAATTATTTACAAAGAGGTGATTTTAAATTTGATGAACAAGGTCAAACCCAAACTACAACTACACCCTCAACATTAACAACCCCTAACACCCCAGGATCTCCAACTACCTTCGGGGCTGATACTAACATAAACACTCCTCCAGTTACTAATACAACTAATGATGTAAATACTGCACCGGTATCTACTACAACTACAACACAAGCTGCTCCAGCAGAATCTTGGATACCAGGTTCAGTTTATACTTCAAATAGCGTCACAGGCCCCTCAGGAACTGCTCGTTGGGAAGTAAGAAGAGCTCAACAACAAGGCTTCTTCTATTGGGATGTTACTGCTCCTGATGGATCAGTATTATCAGGTTCACCTTCTTCATTAGTAAATAATGTTATTAATGATGCACAAATTGAAGCTACTGAAGAAGCTGGTTTATAATTTAAATTAAAATTTTTTATCTTTTGATATTTATATCAAAACATAAACCATGCCAAGTAGATATCAAACTATCTCCACTACTAAAAACAATACAGGAATAACTTCAACTTCAGGTAGAACAATGTATGTTCCAACATACTATCCTAATATTGAAGCTAAGGAAGATGATACTTACATTTTAACCGGAGTAACAGATAGACTAGACAATATAGCATTTGATTTTTATGGAGATGCTACTTTATGGTGGGTTATAGCTATGGTTAATAACTTAGCAGGTGATTCAGTTTACCCACCTACAGCAGTATATTTAAGAATACCCAAAGATTTAGCAGGAGTTTTATCAAAATTTGATCAATCAAATAATATATAATAAGTTATGACCGATTTAGATTATACTAATATCGCAGGTTCTCCCTTCCAACCCTATGTTGCCACCCAAATAGAAAAACGTAAAGCTTTACTTAACCAAGATTATAGATCTTCCTCAGAACTAAATTGGTTATCAAACAGAAATGTTTGGATTCGAATCAGCTCAGGTGCTAATGTATTATACGGAAATAAAAGATATCAAGGGTTAGAAGGAGACGAACTATCTAAAAAGTACATCCTTCAAGGAGGAGTACTAAATCACTTAGGAGGATCAGACACTTATACTTTACGTGCAGGAGTAGGTCCTGATGGAGCTTATGGTATAGGAGGAACATCTTTTGGTTTAGCCCCAATGCCTGGCTTAATTGATATTTCAATTAAAACTGGAGGTAAATTAGGTACTTTAAAAGAAACTACATTTAATTTTGTATGTCACAATATAGAGCAACTCAATATAATGGAGGCCCTTTATATGAAATTAGGATTTGGTATTTTAGTTGAATGGGGTCATACAAATTATATTGATAATACTACAGGGAAAATAGAAACTACTCCTCAACCTCTTCCTTTCTATGGTATTAAAACTAAAGAAGACCTAATGGAAGAAATAACCACTTACCGAAAAAAACATAGTGGAAATTATGATGCTTCTTGGGGTACTGTTAAAAATTTCTCTTATACTCTTGATGGAAATGGAAAATTTAAATGTCAAGTACAATTAGTAGGAGCAGGAGACATACTAGAATCACTAAAAGTAAATCTCTCAGGAGAATTTAAATCTACAGCTACTGGCTCAAATAATACAGGTTCAATATACCCGGTTGTAGCAGATTCTAATTTATCATTATTAAATAATGCTTTATATTATATCTATCAAAATAATGTAGTTAATCAAGGTAATGTTACAGGAGCTAAAACCGATTATGATGATACCTATAAAAAATGGTTAGATTATATATTTAAACCTCATATTAATATTATCGATTTTCAATCAAATTCTGAATTAATTAGAAAGGGGTTTAATTACCGTTTAATAAATGAACCTGGTATGAATAAAAATACAGGGGGAAATGTAGATTCTAAAGTTTCTGAAATAGTACCCACTGATTTTTTCAATAGATTAGTTATGGGGTATAAAATTAATGGAGAGAGTTTAAACCAAAATGATATTACTAAACCAGGATTAGAACAAGTTTATATTACTTTAGGTCATTTATTATTACTAATAAAATATACTGGAGGACTACAACAAAAACAAGATGAAAATAGCAATTCTAAACCCTACATTTATATAGATGTAAATCCTGATACAAATAGGTGTTACACTTTTCAAGGACATTGCTCTTTAGATCCCTCCATATGTTTAATTGGTTCAAACCAATTACCTTTTGGAATAACTTCTAGAATTTTTGAAGATATACAAACTAATTTTCCATTTTTTGATAATGATGGTACTGGAGGTAGATTTATGTATACTTTAGTAAACATTAATTGGGTTGCATCTTTAATGAAAAAGTGGAGAACAAGTAGTACAAAAGGTGATGTATATTTTGTTGATTTAGTTAAAGATATTTTAGATGGAATATCTAAAGCTACTGGTGGTTATAATGAATTTAGAATAGTCCCTGATGATGATACATCTTGTGTAAGAATATTAGATGATAGAAGAACAGTAGGGTCTGGTCAACTTATCCCAAATTATACTGAAATACCAATATTAGGTAAAAAAAGCATAGTTTATAATTTCAATTACACCTCTAAAATTTCCCCTAATACTGCAGCTATGATTGTAGTAGCAGCACAAGCACAACCTTATGGAGTACAGGGAGCAGAAAATGCTTTAGCTTTTTCTCATTTAAATAAAGGTTTATATAACAGATTAGATACTGTAGTAGTAGATTCTGCTAATGATCTTAACAAAAATGTTAGTACCGATAATACTGTAGAACAAAGATATATAGAATTAAGAACATATATAGAAAACATATATGATGGAGTTGGTGGAGCTAAAACTGATAAAGAAAATGCCGCTGCTGCTGAAGCTTCTAAACAACAATCTCAACAAGAAACTAATAGAATTAATAATAGCCGCATAGGAGGAGGATTATAAACATGGCTTTAATACTTAACACAGATAAAACAGACTCCTGTTTAAACTCATACAGAGAAGTATTTTCTGATCCTTTAAAATCAGGAGATGATAATGCTTTTAATTCAGGAGTCATATTACCATTAGATTTCAGTTTAGAAATGGATGGATTAAGTGGAATAATCCCTCACTCAGCCTTTGTTATACCTTCCAATTCATTACCTTCATCTTATATAATACAAACAGGTACTGATAAAGGAAAACAAAAAATAGCTTTCATTTTACATACTATAGAGCAAAATTTTAGTGAAAACAAATGGACAACTAGAATAACAGGACAAACTCTTAATATTAGATTTGAACCCTTAACTGAAGCTGAAAAAAAACAAATTCAAGACGCTAAAGATAAACAAAAATCTCAAACTCTATCAGATTTTCAAAATGTAGGAGGTGAATCAAACACTATATCTAATGCCCAAACTACAGCTAACCAATTGCAAGTAAAAAATCTACTAAAACAATCAGGATTAAGTAAAATAGCAGCAGCCGGTGCTATGGGTAATATACAAAAGGAAAGTATATTTAATCCTAAAGCTATAAATAAAAAAGATACAAATGGGTATCCATCATTAGGATTAATTCAATGGAATGGTAAATTTATAAATGGTGGTACTAAAGATGCTAATACTGTTTTTAGTATTATAGGAAATACCGTTGAAGCCCAAATTAATTATTTATTAAATAGATACCCAACTTATAAAACTTGGTTAAGAGAAGTTAGAAATTCACCAAATGCTAGTGATGCTGCTTATTTATTTGCTAAAACTGTTGAAGTTTGTTATGGTTGCAATAAAGGCCCAGATGTGTATTTTAATGAAGCTAAATATGGAGCTGCTGAAAGAAGTAAATTTGCTACAAACTTTTATAATAGATTTAATGATGCTAAAGACCCATTATATTGGGGTTAAAAATTAATTAAAAATGAAATATTTTCCTCAATCCCGTATTATAACAAATCAAACAGCTAACCCTGGTCAATTTACAACACCTGATGGTGCAGACTATACTGGCCCTTATTATACTACTTTTACAGGTGAATCTTTTACAGGAATTAGTCCCAATGAAGGTTCCTCAACGCCCTTGCTAACTTACATTCCACCAAACAGTGGCTTTAGAGATGTTGCAGTTGAATCCTATAAACAATTAAATTCTAGTGTAGATGTTAATTTAATTGATCCTACCCCTTTTACTCCTCGTCCCACAGAAGCAGATTATAAAGTAGGTAGAATTACAAGATATATTGCAAGACAAAAAGGTGGTACTCAATTTAAAGTAATGGAAATAGACAAACCCACATTTGATAACTTAACCAAACAACGAGGTGATCTTAATTACTCTGTTTGGAGAGCAATTTCAATCCAATGGCAAATTTCAGGCCCACTATATGATGAATTAGTAAATGGAATTAAAGTAAGACCTGGTATAATTGATACTAATGAAAAAATACTAAACCAAGCAGAAAAGAATTTTATAGGCATAAAACAATACCTAAGTAATCCAACTCAGTTTGCTAGGTAAAATACTTTTCGTATATTTATTGAAAAATTAGATATGAGTAGCATTAAATTAAAAGATATTCTAGAAACTATAATAACAGAATCAACTGAGGAAAAAACATACGAAGTTGAATATTCATACCGTTATGGTAAAGATGGAGATGATACAGATTTTGATACTATAGAAGTAAAAGCAACTTCTGAAACAGATGCAATCAAAAAAGCTAAAGAAAAAGCAAGAAGATTATCAATTCAATCTTCATTTAAAGCAAAACTAAAAAAATAAAAAATGGAAAACTTTAATTTAAAAAAATATCTTGCTGAAGGAATATTGTTAAGCGAAGGAATATTAGAAGATTTTGTTGCTGATATAGCAAAATTAAAAGAACCCGGTTCTGATGAATTTGATTTAGATGCTCGAGGATATTTAAAAAATGGTAAAGTTACAGTATATTTAGATAGTGACTTTAAGATGGTAATTAAAGCAATAAATTCTTTAGTAAAAAATAAGTATGCCGATACTATAAAAAAAGTAAAAGAAGGAGAAGATACTCTTGTTTATACGCTAAAATAAAAAAATTATATTAAAACAAATTAGGCTCCCATAGGGAGCCTTTTTATATTACACAAAAATAAAGGTTATAATATGTTTTATATAGTAGAGACTCAAGATCAATTATCACAACTTCATATATCGGAAGAATGCTATATTAATGTTATCCCACTATCATCAAACTACCATCCTATATTAACAGAAGTATCATTAATTTACTATAAACCAAAACATGGTAAAGGATTAATACTAACTATAAATCATAGTGAAGGATTTTATTTAAGCTTAGAAAAAGTAAAAGAATTTCTTCTAAAACATAAATTAATCTACGTTTTAGATAAAAAAACAACTGCTCATTTAATAGGAAAAGAATTTTTAGGTGAACATGTTTTAGATGTAAATTTGCTTTCACTATCCACGTCCCAAACCACTCCGTATATACAAGATTGTAATACCAATATACACACTCATTTTGAACGACTTTATGAAGATAAACCTTATTTAAATTCGATTATCCCAATTTCTAAACACTATGAGACCCAAGAAAAGATATATGAAAAAATAGTAGATTTTTTAAGTTTAAAAAACTATAACAGCTATTATAACCATGAATATATTAGGGTGTTCCATGATATCGAAAAACAAGGTATCGCGTTGAATATGCCTGTTTTTAGCGAGAATTTCAAGTCTAAAAACGCCAAATTCAATATAAAAGATGATAAAATTTATACTCAATATAACTTGTATAATTTTACCTCAAGACCTTCAAACTCATTCAATGGAATTAACTTTGCGGCCTTAAGTAAAAACAACGGTCAACGAGCCTCTTTTGTACCTCAAAACGATGTTTTATTTGAATTTGATTACGATTCGTACCATCCACGTATTTTAGCAAAATTGATTGGATACGAGTTTACAGAGGCTTCGGTTCATACTCATTTAGGAAAAATGTATTTTAAAACGGAGGAATTAACCCTTGAGCAATATCAAGCCTCTAAAGACTTGACATTCAAGCAACTATATGGAGGAGTGTTTGAGCAATACAAAGACATACCGTTTTTCGCTAAGGTAAAACAATATACAGATAAAATATATCAAGATTTTAATTCCCTGGGATATATAGAGTTAATTGGAGGGAGAAAATTATTTGCACAAGGTATTGAAAACGTTACACCTCAAAAACTGTTAAATTACATTATACAATCAGGGGAGACTTTTTATAATGTGAATTCGATAAAAAATGTGTTAAAATATTTGGAGAACAAGAAAAGCAATATTATACTTTACACATATGATTCAATTTTAGTGGATTATAGCAGAGAAGATGGGAAGGAGGTATTAAAAGAAATTAAGAATTTACTAGAAAATGAATTCGGATTTAAAGTAAATGCGAGTTACGGAACAGATTACAATAATTTAAATAAATTATAAATAAAAGTTATGATTAATACACAGATTATAGACCCCTCATATATTTATTTCCAGTATGACATGGATGTCACCTACCCAGATTTAAAAGATATGAACAAATTATTTTGTACATTTTCAAGTAAGAATGACTTGGAAAGTACTTTATCCAATATACAATCCCAATACAAAATCTTATTTAATAAGATATTTGTCCTATACGTTGCCTCTACAGAGGAATACGTTTGTACTTATAATATAGATCATAACAACATGTCTAATGGACTATTGGGCAATACAATTTTATTACATAGAAAAAAGGAATCAAATACACTTTACACTATTAACGCTTTGAACGATTTAATTAAATCATTAAATGGTGGGGTATTGGATACTTCATATACAATCAATTGGATTGATTATAAAAATTGCATATTATTAACACACGCAGGAGATTTAAAGCGTTTAGATACAAAAATTTACAAAATAATTACTTTGTAAAAATATTTGGCTGCCTGAATTATCTTCATTATATTTACGATCACATAAATTAGTTTTAACATTTAAATTTAAAAAGTTATGAATTTAGACTTGATTCAAAACAAGTTGAATGCCCTATCCGCACCTAAAGGAGGTGGCATGAAAAACAATGAAAAAGCATTAAGCTTTTGGAAACCCACAGTTGGAAAAGCCTTAGTAAGGTTTGTTCCTTCAAAGTACAACCCCGAAAACCCATTTAAAGAATTGTATTTCCATTATGGAATCGGGAAAAGAACAATTATTTCACCTTCAAACTTTGGTGAAAAAGATCCAATTATCGAATTTTCTAAAGAACTTCGTAAAACTAAAGAACCTGAAAACTGGAAACTAGCTACAAAACTTGAACCAAACATGTGAGTTTTTGCTCCTGTTATAGTTAGAGGTGAGGAAGACAAAGGAGTACGTTTA